AGCCGTAGAAGCCGCCTCCGCCCGTTTCCTGACGGTGCTTCCGACCGCCACCGTTGATGTGGTCCAGAGCTAGGAAGTGGAGCACGCCCTCGCCGCAGCAGGCACAGCGCGGCTCCTTGCCGCCGTAGGCCTGAAGTGCCTCCAGTCGGACTTGCTGCCGGGCTTCCCGACGCTGTGTATCGACCCGCACATCGCGGCACTCCGGAGAGCAGTACCGTCGCTGCTCCATCGATCCCACGAACTCCTTGCCGCACGCAGCGCACGCCTTCGTGACCTGCGGGCGACAGGCGGCGCAGAGCTTGCGATCGTCGGAGTACCGCAGGAACCACTTGCCGCAGCCCTCGCAGTCCCCGCCGCTCAACTTCCCATTGCGGCAGCGTGTGCAGGTGTTGCGGTAGCCCCCAGTGTCGTTGCGCTTGGCGAATGCCTTGAGTGGCTTCGTTTCGTGGCAGGTACGGCAGACCTTCATGCCTTCCGGCGCGACGATGCCGAGGCAGGCGTCGCAGCGTCCGCAGTTCCTGCATGGCCTGTCGTACTCCTTCCTCGGGGGCTTCGGCTTCCGTTGTGCGGCTGCCTGTGCGGGGCGGCATTCGGAACACCAGGCGTGCGCCTTACCACAGGACTTGACTGTGAACTTGCCATCTACTGCTCCGGGCATGACCAGGCCTCCAAGTCGGTTTGACTTGGACACCCTGTCGGTCAACTCCCGGACGCTACACATGACTTGGTCACGCCCAGGTGGGCACGTTCCCGTCAGCGAGGCTTCCGGGCGCCGACCACGTGAGTTCGCCGCTGTCGGCGCGGGTCAGCTGGTAGTCCGTGAACAGGATCTCCGGGGCGAGCGTCACACCGTTGACGGTGATCGTCACCGTGCGCGCCACCGAAGTGGACGGCACCGTCTTGAACACGTCGTGCGACTGGTTGCTGGCCGCGTTGAAGACGCCGTTGAGCGTGACCGAGCAGTCCGCCAGGAGGAGGAGTCGTTCGTTCGCGCTCTTGTCCACACCGGTGATGTCCTGCACGCCACGCGGCGTGGACAGCTGCCAGTTGGTGATGTCGTTCTTGATGGCCTGCGCACTGGCCGCCGAATCGTCGACCGAGAGTGTGGTTTGCCCGAGACCTGACGCCTTCGCCATAACTTATGCCTCTCTATCCGTTTTGGCTTCTCTGGTGAGAGACGCCTCAGCCCTTGTTGATCTCGTCGGCGAGCTTCTGCTGATGCTCGGCGAAGTCCTCACGCCAGTGCTCCGGGTTCTGATGCAAGCGCGCCTTCGTCCCCCGCGGATTACCCCGGTGATCGCCATCCCGGACCACGAACAACTCCGGCCGCTCAATCCGCATCCGATGCTGCGACGCCCTGAAACAGGGCTGCCCGGCCTCGAACACCAGGTACGTCTGGCCCTCCGCCACCCGCTCCTCCCGCCAACGGCGCCCGGACCTGCGGGCCGCCTGCTGCAGGTCCGGTGTGAGCGCCTCAAGGTGGACACGCCACCCGTTGACGTACTCCGGGCAGTTGACCTCCGCACACGTCGCGGACCGCCAGTGCGTCGACAGCGGAGCCACCATCGCGTACGTCTTGTACGCGGCCGCATCCATGAGCGGCTCGATGCGGTGCAGGCGGCCGGCCATCAGAACGTCACCGCCGTGGCGTTGCGGACGACCATCACCGCGAACTGCAGGTCCGAGAATCCGCCCGTCGTGGCCGTGACCACCCGCAGATACCGCTCCACAGTCTGACCGGCTGCGGTCGCGATCCGCTCCGACGTCGGCCCCGCCGTGACCNGAAGCTGCCGCCCGTGACCGCGGCGAACGCATCGCTGCCGCCGTTGTCCGACGACTCCTCCAGGCTGATCGTCACATCCGTCCCGGTGAAGCTGAACACGTGCAGGTACGCCTGCAGCCCGAACGCGGTTGACCCGGTGCCGAAGTCCACCGACGTGCCGTTCGTCGCCCCGGTGTCCGTGCGGATCCCGGCCGTCATGAGCCGGCCCCACTCGATGCCGTACCCGTTCGACTGCGCCGACACAGCGAACGTCAACATCCCGTCGTCCCCGCGGGTGGGGTCGTAGTTGACCTGCTTACCCACCAGCGACGCCGCCGGATTCCCGAGCGTCGTGCCCCGGCAGTAGGTGAGGATCACATCCGACCTGGGCAGCGCCGACAGCTTCTCGTGCGTGGCCGGCGTGACCCCGTCATGGTTGAAGAACGCCGTGAACTCGATCTGCCCGGACCGCAGGCCGCCGATCCGCTCATACGCACTCTTGTCGATCCCGGTGACGTTCAGCAGCGCCGGACCGCCGCCGATGGTGCCGAGCTGCTGAATGTCACCGGACGCGTTGTATCCGGCGATGTAGAGCGCATCCCCAAGCCCCGAGGCTTTTGCCACCTATGCCACCTCTTCCCAAAGATCATTCACAACGACAGGCAGCGAAATCGTCATCACCCGGTACAGCACCCCGTCCTGTTGGAGGTAGCCCGCACGCACGTCCAGTGACTGGCCGTTAATGCCGAGGAGGTCGACCTGCCGGACCAGGCCGCCGAGCGTGAAGTCACCCGTGTACGCGCCGCACAGGTCGTCGACGGCGGCGAGCATGTCGGGGTCGATCGCGTCGGCCGGTTCCTGCACCGCGCTGGTGTAGATCCGCACGTTGAACACGAGCAGCACAGACAACACGTCCAGGCCGGACGACCGGACCGGCGTGACACGATCCGCCCAGACCGCAGCAGTCAGCCCGCCCGTGGCCGGCGGTGACTTGGGCTCGTGGCCATTGACCTGTTCGAACCGGCCGGATGCCATGGCGTGGGAGACGACCGCGTCCGTGATGCCGAGGATGTCGAGGGCCATGGTTCACCCGCCCATCTCGGACAGGTGACGGCGCACCGCCTGCTCGGCCATCTCCGGGCCGCGCGTGGCCACCGCGTGCTTCGCTGCGCGCCAGAAGCGGTAGCCGCGGAACCGGGTCACCGGGAAGTTCCGGCTTCCGACTCCCTCCAACCAGGGACCGTATACAACGCCCTGGTCCCAGACGAGGGACACCTCCGAGGAGACGCGGGTCGTGGTCACGCGGGTCTCGTAGTACGGGGTGCGGGTCTTGAAGTTCGCCGCGGTACCCGCCAGGACGCGGTCCTGCGCAAACTCGGCGATCTTGTCGCGGGCCTCGTCGCACGCATCTTGAGCGGCCCGCTCGGCGCGCCCGTCGAACAGCGGGCCGCGGAAGGTGACCTCGATGCTCATACCGCCCTCACCCGGGCCTTCCGGCCGCACGCCGCATACGTGTCGTCCCGGCGCTTCTGCAGCGCGTTCAGGTCCCGGTTCCGCTCACTGGACCCGCCCTCGCCGGACCGCAACCCCTTCGAGTAGCCGGCCGCCTCGACGGTCAGGCTGTTGATGGCTTCGGCGACGACCAACTGCCGGACCGGGCCGGGCGGGTCGAACCGGTAGACGGTGCTGCCGTCGGAGTGTGCGGCCGCTGTGGTGCCGAGCGCGCCCCGGGTGACGGTGAGAGTACGCGGTGCGTAGATGGTCGCGCCGACGCTGTGCGCGGCGAGGACCGTGCCGTCCCATCCCCGCTTCACGCTCAGTGTGTTGCCTGCGATGTCGTCGATGCGCATCCGCTCCGCGTCGATGAGGATGACCTCGCCGACTGTGAACGCTGGACCGCTGGCGACGGTGAGGCTGACGGAGTTGGCCTGTGCGGTGAGGCCGCTGCCGCCGACGGTCTGGCCGGTGGAGAGCTGGGAGCGTTCGGTGACGAGCATCCGCTCGGAGTCGACGCGCAGGATGCTGCCGACGCCCACGACTGCGGAGACAGCGCCGGTCACATCGACTGCGGTCTCTGTATCGTCGAGGGCTTCGGCGAGTGCACCCACGTTGGCCTCGGTGAGCCGGTAGCCCCACAGCCCGGTGATCTGCACATCGCGCTGGTGGGTGGTGCCGCCGCCGAATGCTGCGCTGGAGCCGAGGTCGATTTCGATGCGGTCGTAGGGCGGGCCGTACTGGTTGGGTTCCAGGAGGTAGTCGGTGGAGGCGATGGTGGTGCCGCCGGACGCCAATGTGGTGACGGAGATCAGCTCGTTGGCCTCGAGCCACAGTCGCCATGAGCGGGCGTACTGCCCGTTCGGCCAGTCGAAGTAGCGGGTCGCCGTGACGGGGTAGAACGTGCGGTGACACAGGCTCTCGGCCTCGCGGGAGGCAGTCTCCAGCGCGCGGGCGATCTGCCCGTTGTTCCTTGCGGTGCCCTTGACGTCGAGCGCGCTCTTGACGTCCTCGCGGGTGGCATACCAGATGCCATCTGGGCTGGTGTTGGTGGCGTTCGCGGTGGCGGGTGCGGTGACGGTGATGGTCTCGGTCGCGGTGACCGCATTGCCGGACGACAGCCCGGACCAGGTGGCGAGGTAGGCGCCCGGGGTGAGGCTGGAGGAGGGTGTCCAGGCGTAGCCGTAGGAGCCGGTGCCGGGGGGNGGTGTCCAGGCGTAGCCGTAGGAGCCGGTGCCGGGGTGGGTGACACCGGAGGTCGTGGCGGCGAGCGCCGTGGACCCGGTGGCGATCGAGGTGATGGCGATCGTGGGGGTGGCGTCGAGGTCGGTGAGCGAACCGCCCGCGAAGTCGTACCACTGCGACAGCAGCGTCACGGACTGGCCTGCGATGACGTCGGTCATAGCGTGTACCACCCCCACGCGGACCCGTCGTACATGGCCTGCACACGCAGGCTC